AATCCTGCACCTGTGCCGCACATGAGAACGTACATCATTTCATCAAATGCTTTAGGGTGATCAATAGGCATGTAGCTACAGTTAAACCCTGCAACGTTGTCACGATCAAGAGCGTCACCAGCAGTCATGAGTGCGCGCATTGACGGCATCACTTCCAGATTCTCAATTGCTTTACGCGCCTCCTTAGCGTCAGCCTCAGGCAGCTTGTCACCCCAGTAGTCTACGTACCTACCCACTGTTTCTTCCCAAGTCTCACGGCGTTGCTTCTCTGGTATGTAACGTGCGTACCGTGACTTGTGTATGTACTGTTGATATGCGTCCATCTATTCCTCTCCTCCGTACCCTAAAGTTTCTAACATAACTGATTGTGCTCCCATCGTTAACAGCATGTGCGTAGAATCTGGATAGCCATCGTTGCTGACAACTTGCATCACCTTACTGTCACTGAAGATAACGATAGCTGTCTTGACTTCTATGCCTTCCTCTTCCATCTCATCTACTGCGTCAGCTAAAGACTGAAACAAGTCAGAAGCCTTGACAGCTTCCTTGGACTTACCGAACTCTCCTTGAACTACCTGCATACAAACTCCGTAACAAGCCAAGAAACATTAAAGACTAACAGCACAACAAGCACTGTATAGTACAGGGTTTTTTCTTCATCATACTTATTCATCGGTTATCCTCTATCAGTGCGTCAATCAACCTGTTAAGATACCAGTCTGCCTTACGTAGATCCTCAACGGGTTTCTCTTTGTAGTCGTAACGCCAAAGGTACTTCATGACGTTGCCCTTGAGGTAGCCGAAGTACTGATCAGCATCCATAGATGCACGTATAGCTTCGATGGCCTCAATCGCTCCTGTGTTGTAGTGGTCTGGGCGCTCTACGGGACAGGACTGCAAAGCCTGCTCAATCTCCCTAGCTGCTTGGGCTGTTTCGTCAGATGGGTGGTACAACTTAGCTGCTACTGTGTCCCACTCTTTGGGCGACGCTGAATCAATTGACTTGCCGAAGGTGTACTCAGGCTCGTCGTCGAGCGGTAGGTTACGTTTGCTTTTAGTTGTCATCTACTTCGTCCTCCAATCCGTTAAACTTGTCGATGTTAGTCTGTATCTTATCTTGAAAGTTGGCTACAAGATCATAAGAGTTTATCTCAAGAACTTCAAGCAGTGTTATCTCATCTATGTTGTCTGCTATAAGCTCAAGCATCTCATCAAACGTCCGTGCCATACCGCCTCCGAAGGTACGTCATGCTGATAGGCATCTCGTCAAACGCACCGTTGTCTACTTCGTTGAACATCCACAGCCCAGCCCAGCTACCGTTAGTTTGTGGGTTAAGATACTCTTCATCATGTTGGTAAAAGATACCACCGAACAGGGCAGTCATACGTTTACCTGATGCGTCGCGATCAAAAGCGATGTCTCTGTCTTGAACGTGACCCATCACACAACTCATGTGCTTCTTCTGTAGCAGTAGCTTCGCTGACGAAACAGGTCTGCCCATGACACCACTGGTGAAGTAGTGACAGTACGCTACACCATCAATGACCACTGGCTTTAGGTAGGGATGTACCTCCCAGCCCTTCAGCGCCAAGTCGTCGTAGCTCATCAGCCCTTCAAGCTTTGCGTCATTCTCTACTGCACGTTCGATGCGCTGCTCGTGGTTGCCCATCGTAAAGACTAGGCGTGGCTTCCATACTGTCTTCTTGTTACTGCGCAATCGTTTTTGCTCTGCCTTGATAGTGTCCATGAACGCAGCCATAGCCTTGTTGCCAGCCTGTACGTCCTCAGAGTAGCGCCGTCCCTCGAAGGACTTCTTACCTACGTCGTAACTGGAAAGGCTAGGGAAAGTCCCAATGATCACCAAGGTGGATGATAACATCAGGCTTAGTAGCAACAGCGTACCGAGCGGCCCATCGAATATGTTCATAGTTGTCTCCCGGTTTTACCTGTGTGTCAGGTATGATTAAGTGTCTAGTCATTGCGTCCACTCCTGCGGTAAAGTCTTTGGAGTGTACCAATCAAATCCGTTGCGCTCTGCCCAGTCTGACATGCAGTAGTAGCTTCCGTCTTTGCGCTTGGTTGCTGCTGGCATTCTGTTGTTGGGGTTTTGGAACACGAATACCAACTCCTCCTCTGGCTTGAGAGCCTTCTTGACATCGACATATTTACGAGCCTCTGGTTTCTCACGGAATCTCCCTTTGGCTTCGATATAATAAGTTATACCGTTGGCCTTGTAAGTGAAGTCAGGATGGTAATGTTTGTGTTGTACGTACGCAATGGCACAAGGGTGGTACTCACATCCCTTAAGCTGCTGCGCTAAGTCCCATTCAAGCCACGAGTCGTAGCCCCTTGGTACGTTATCTCTGGTTCGGCGCATTCCAGATCTCTCCTTCTTGACGGCGTAGGTATAGTAGCCTTGCGTTCTCAATGACACGCTCTTCGTCGTCATACATTTCGACACACACATCATACATCTCACGTTCAGTTGTGCAGTCAGCCAGTGCTTTCTTAGCCTTGACTGGGCCTACACCCTTGATACCGATGATGTTATCTGCGCGGTCACCCGTTAGTATTTGTTCGTACAAGAAACGTACAGCATCTTCTTCGCTAACGTCGTAGAAACTCTGCTTGTTAGGGTTGAAGTGCTTGCCCGGAACCTGATCGAAGTCCTTGTCGATACTGACAATCAGTGAGTCGTCGTCGGCGGTAGCAGCAATGGCGATCAAGTCGTCTGCCTCTTCCTCTACGCTAACGATAGCAGCCCACTCGTCTATCAGGTACTGCCTAATGGCTCCAAGGTGCTCAGGCTTTGGCTTGTCTTTCCTGTTTGCTTTGTAGCCAGCAGTCACTGCGATGTTGTCTCGGAAGTTGCCCTTTCCCGTGAGGTATACACGGTACTCAGGCTCGTCCTCGATGAGGATGTACAAGTCGCTGATCAAGTCAGACAGATAAGCACCAGCACTATACGCCGCGTACTCCTCTCTGTCCTCCTGTGACTTGTACGCGCAGCGGTAGGCTACGATATCCCCATCAATATGAATCACAGTGCGTCAGCCTCGTCAACAGTATCGTCAACGTACTCAATCATCTTCGTGACCTTACACTTGATCATGCTTGGGCTACGTCCTGTACCTACTGACCAGTCATAGTACCCAACAACGCAGACTGCTTCGCTGCCGTTAGCGATCATAACATCGGAGTCATACTCGACACCCTGATCATCTGTAACACGCATCGGATTCTTACTCTTCATCGTAATGAAGTAATCCTTCTCGTCACCCTTGTTAGCAGCGGCGATACCCATGTCGTCCAGCGCAGCTACTGCTTTCTCGCTCAGGTTACCCAACACTATCTGGTACTTGTCACTAAACTTATTAAGCTTGTTACGCTCAACCCAGTAGAGTGTACCTTTAAGTGTAAGTGGTTGTGGCTTATCCATAATGCTTTCCTTTTTAGTTAACTACCGTAATATTATACCATGTATTTTAACAGGTGTCAATGAGTTTCTGCCCATGTCTTACCTATTTTGTATTCACCGTCCAAGGGACAGCGCAGTTCGAGTTGCTCTCCAGCTTCTACGATTGCTTCAACCAGTTTCCTCCCTACTTCTTCAGCGTGTTCTGGCGTAGTCTCTACCTGAAACTCATCGTGTACGTTCGCAACGAATCTGTGCGGTACGTTACAGAGTTTGTCTCCTGCAATTACTAACGCCTGTTTCATAATCACCGCACCGCATGACTGTAGCAGTGTATTTAGTGCAGCATGTTGGTGTCTAATCCAGACTCTTCGTCCATCAATTCCGGGTAGGCTTCCTTCTGAAGCAAGTGACTCAACCTTTCTGACCAGCCTCCCAAAAGCTGGCATGTTTCGTAGGTAAGAATCTCTAGCTCGCTTGCCAACCTTAGCATTTCCTCCGAGGATAGTTCCAAGCTTTGAGTCTCCTGCTCCATACAAGAGAGCATAGGTAAAACGCTTTGCATCAGCTCTTGTTGTAAGTCCAGCAGCCTGTTGCGTTGCTGAGTGTACATCTCCGTCAAGTAATTCTCTGATGTATTCTTCATCTTTCATGTAGTGTGCAAGGCAGCGTAGCTCCAGACTAGAAGCGTCAGCACCGACTAACACGTTACCCTCCTCAACTGTGAAGCATTCCCTGTACGTAGACTCAGACGGTATCTGTGCCATGTTGGGTTTGCTGTGTGTCATGCGCCCAGTAACAGCACCGCATGTGTTAACGTAACCGTGTATGCGCGATCCAGAAACTGCATCGACCCACGACTTGACCATTGCAATCCGCTTGGATAGTGTCAGGTACTCTAAGACCAGCAGAGCCTCAGGGATGTCGCCGAGTTCCTTAAGGGTTGTCTCGTCCACCTTCGGTTTACCTGTCTCTGTCCTTGTCTTCCATACTGCACCCTTGCCTTCAAGTCTAGCTGCGACTTGCTGCCTAGAGCCGGGGTTGAATACCGTGTACTTATCCTTAAGCGGCTTGCCTGTCTTCTCACTCCACCGCTGCTCCACAATGGGCGGAAATACCTCTTGTAGTTCATGCTCTATCTCCTTCATTCGTTGCTCATGCTGCGCGTGTATCTCACAGCCCCTGTTGAAATCAAACGCAAACCCGTTAGCTATCTGGTCACTGATCATAAAGGCTACCGAATGTTCCAAGTCCTGACAGGCGTAGCTAAACTCTTTCTTCTTAAGCTTGGCTGTTAGGTGCTTGTGTACATGCCACGTTGCACGACAGTCCTTCAGACAATACTCAACCATCTCTGGTGTTATGTCTCTGTCAAAGTCCTCAACCTTAAAGTCACCCTTGAGTTCCTCACCTGCACGTATGGCCCACTGCTTGAGTGAGTGACCACCTTCAATGGCTGGGTCAAGTAGTCTACCCATGATCATCGTGTCTTCAACGTCACCCTGCCACACGAAGTCCCAAACTTCTTCGAGCCTACGCAGATCGAATCCAATTAGGTTGTGTCCAATCATAGTTGAGACACCAGTCAAGGCTTCCTTTAGTTGTGTAGCGTTGTAACACGCAATACTCTTCCCAGAGTTCGGGAGATACACACCCGCTAGATGTATCTTCGTCCAGTCCAGTGTCGTTTCTAAGTCTACAACTGCGTATGTCATTCTCTTGCTCCTGTTGTACAATCCATCGTCCCATTTTACTCATTATAATACTCATCCAGTTCGTCAAACAAACTGCTGAACTCTGGTATGTCTGCTAATGTCCTGAGGTCAGCGCGATCAGAAAAGTTTACATCACCGCCAGCAGATAAGCAACTGCTACAGATGTCGATGAACTCGTCTGTGTTAGAGCAACGTATCGTCGCTTCGTAGTCTGTCAGCTCTATGTTGCAAGCTTTGCATCTCATATTAACCTCCGCAGTATCCAGAATCGCAATCAACATCTATCAATTCTATCTGATTGCTGCTGCTTTTTCTATAGTTATTTGTACGTGCCCACTTAACAACATCTCTTATGTTGTCGTTGCCTAGCTTTGAGTTGGGGTTAAACCAAGCAGATCCCGTAGCCTTCTCAACTTTCTCTACCTTTAGTATGTCTTCTTCTGTCATCTCAGCTATGCCTGCTTTGCGTTGGTAGATACACGGGAAGCACTCTCTGCTACGGTGCGGAAGAAGCTCAAGCTCAGTGGCTTTGATCAGTGAGTCTCTGCGTTCTTCGTCGTACCGTACAAGCGGTGCCCATAGTGAGCGGCCTCCGTGACCTTCGCTTTCTTCTGTATGTTCTGGAAACGTAGCGCGTCTTGCTGACTCCTCACGCCGCACCCCTATCAGAACCGTTGCCTCTTTGTCAGGATCGTGCTCGTCCATAAGCTCAAGGCTAGGCGCTATCTTTAGTTGTTGAGTACAGAACTGGCGTCGGAATGCTGGGGTTATCTGACGTTCTTCACACAGCTTATCCATTCCCATTGTCTTTGTTCGTACAAAACAAAATCCCATGTCACCTGCTAGCTGATCTACTTCATCTATTCTTTTCTCCCAGTCTGAATGGTGCCAGCCTGTATCGTTGTATACAACAAGCACATTCTTTAGGTGTCTGTCGTAGGCCCACTGCATTAAGGCAACACTGTCGTTACCACATGATGTAAATAAAAAGTAATCGAATCTCATAGTGCATTCTCCTCTTCTGTTAATCGTCCGGTGTCCTCGTTGTAGACTAGCCTGCCTGCTGGCCCTGTCTTCCCGCTGAACCTGTTCTTCAGTACACGTAGCTTGGTGGTGTTACGTTCTTCTTCGTCCTCTGCTTGGCTGTTACGCTCTGCTCCTATCACTGCATCGGATAGCTGTGCGATAGCGGCGCTGCCCCGTAGCATGCCGAGACTTGTAGCCGCACCATCCTCCAAAGACTTCCCATCTGGACGCTTCAAGTGCGACACTAAAAGCAGGGTGATCCGCATCTCCTGAACAAACATACGTAGCTTGGTCATGATCATGTCGATTGCCTTGCGTTCATCCCCGTTCTGCTGGTCGGAAACCAGTATAGATAGGTGATCAAGTACAATGAACTGACAACCCAGACCCTTCACCATGTACCGCATACGTCCCAGCACACGTTCGATCTCGTTACTTCCGAAGGCATCCCAAAAGAATACTCTGTTCTCGTAGTTGGTGGCGTGGTACACCCTGTCAACCTCCTCCGGTGAGTACTCGCAGTCGGGTAAGTGTATAGGCTTGTTCATCTCTAGCCCTACAAGGCCACGTAACGTCCTCTCAGGCGTTTCTTCTAGGAACATAAGACCCATGCACCCGTCCTTGTCTTGCTTTAGCATGGCTACGACAAGCTCTCTGAGGATGGTTGACTTACCAAGACCACTGCCAGCACACAGCGTAACCAGTTCAGCAGGACGGATTCCGTATAACATGTTATCAAGTTGACGAAAGGGATAGGAAGTCAGGCCCCTGCGTAGTGGCACTTTAATGGCAGCAAGCAACTCACTAGGCCGCACGATACCGTCAGGCGTAAACACTTCAGCATCCCACCACTGCTTGACAAACTCACTAGCCTTGGCGTTAAGCAGGTACTCGTTAGCATCCTTGCCGTCTGACATCTTCATTATCTTAGCCTTGTTACCGAACAGTTCTGCAACGTCAGTCGCTGCCTTCTGTCCCGGCTCATCGCTGTCAAAGCAAATGATAACGTTCTCAAAGCTGTTGAGATATTCAAACTGATTACGGCAATCCTTAATGGCAGCTTGCGCGCCGTTGCGTACACTAACAACAGGATACTTACTGCCGAACATCTGGTAAGCAGCCATGCAATCGTACTCGCCCTCAGTTATGGTGATGTAACGTCCACCTGCACTGAACAGTTGCTGTCCGAACAGCCTACCCTTAGTCCAGTCACCCTCCGTAACGAAACGTTTATCAGGGTAGCGCACCTTAGCTGCGACGGGTTCGTTGCCTTCATCGTAGTAACCAAACAACACACGATCACCATCAACAATAGCGCTGTACTTTTCTGCTGTCTCCTTCTGTATACGTCGGTCAATGATTGCACTGTACTTACCTGTCAGTAGCTTGGCGTTGAACTGCTTCTTGGTTTCTGGGCGGTGCTCGTAGGTTACACCCTGCCAGTCAGCAGTGGGCTTGCCACGCTCACCGCATGAGAAACAGTACGATGATCCGTCCTCGTTAACGGTCAAACATTTGTGATGCCCACAGTCGGGGCAACTTTGATGCGTCTTTGCAGTTGTCATAAGATCCTCTTTAAAGAGTCTTTAAAGTTAAAACTATAATAAGTTATATGATAATGTTTATCTTTAAAGTTAACTCTATAGTAATATTGTAGCATGT